TACGGTGAAACCGCCTGGATGCCAATGCAACACTGGCACCAATGCAAAGACCCTAGCCTTAACAACTGGGACGACGCCACCGAGCTCGACGGCCAAGAATGCTACGGCGGCCTAGACCTGTCAGCAGTCGAAGACATGACCACCTTTGGTCTCGTCTTCCCCGGTGAAAACGGCCAGCGCACAACACTATCGCGGTCCTATTTACCGCAAGCAGCCCTAGAACGCAGGCTGAAACAAGGCGATAAAACGCTAGAAACATTCCGCGACAGCGGCAACCTAATCGTACTGCCCGGCCAAACCGTCGACTACAACTTCATTAAAGCCGACATTATGGCCGCCGCTGAACGGTTCGACCTGCAATCGATTGCCTTCGACCGCTGGAACAGCAGCCAACTCGTTAGCGACCTTATCGACGAAGGCATCGGCTTCATCGAATTCGGCCAGGGCTACGGCAGCATGAGCGCCCCCAGCAAAGAACTGCTGCGCCTCGTGCTAAACCAACAACTGCGCCAAAACGACCCACTACTCACCTGGGCCGTTAGCAACGTTGTCGTGCAAACCGACCCCGCCGGCAACATAAAGCCCGACAAAGGCAAAGTATCAGAAAAAATCGACCCCGCAGTCGCCCTCATTATGGGCATAGCGCTGGCCATGGCGACAGACGAAGCTGAATCCCCTGAGATTTTTATTCTATGAAACAATCAATTTTCGACGCCGTTGGTATTTTCGGCATCGGCTTTATTGCCTATGGCTCGTGGCTTATTTACAAGCCCGCCGGCTTTATCGTTGGCGGCTTATTACTGATTGGCGTTGCATTTATAGCTAGTCGCGGTCCAATCGCCTGATGATTTTTGACCGCTTGCAAAAAAGCACAACTATTAGCACCTCTGCAGAGCTTGCAGAAGCGCTTGGTGTTGGTTACCAATCCAGCGCTGGCGTCTCTGTTACACCAAAAGAGGCCGTCCGTTTTGCCCCGGTGTACAGCTGCATAAAAGTGCTGGCCGAATCAGTCGGCATGCTGCCTTTAAACCTGTTTGAGCAGAAAGGCAGAGTGCGTGAAAAAGCGCGTAGTCATAGCCTGTTTAACTTAATAAACCTTGCCCCAAACAGCTACATGACCAGTCAGGAATGGCGCGAGACCATGGTCGCCCACCTGGGCCTTCGGGGTAACCACTACTCGTGGATCAATCGCATAAATGGCCAGGTGCGCGAACTGCTGCCGCTAAACCCTGACGCAGTTACCCCTGCCATAAATAGCGACTGGTCAGTCGATTATAAAGTCACCTTCCCTGATGGCACCCAGCGAACATTGGGCGAAGACCAGATATTTCATGTCCGCCTTATGTCCGTGGACGGCCTCACGGGTTTAAGCCCTATCGCCCAGGCGCGCAATAGCATCGGCTTAGGCATGGCCGCTGAGCGCTTTGGTTCACGGTTGTTTAAAAACGGCACTCGCCCCAGTGGCTTGCTGAGTACAGATGCAAAGCTCAGCGCTGAGCAAATGGAGCTTATGTCCAGCTCGTGGCGCAAGGCAAATAGCGGTGACGACGAACTGCGCACCGCAATTCTAGGTGGCGGCCTTAAATGGACAGCGATATCGATATCGCCAGAAGACGCGCAGTTTCTTGAAACGCGCAAATACCAGCGCAGCGAAATAGCCGGCATCTTTCGTGTTCCCGCGCACATGATCAACGACATGGAAAAGGCCACCTTTTCTAATATTGAACACCAAGACATTGCCTTCGTTGTTCACACGCTCACGCCCTGGGTGACTCGCTTCGAGCAGCGCATAGCGGTCAGCTTATTGACGGCGCAAGAGCGTGAAAAGTTTTTTGCCAAATTCAACGTCAACGCCCTATTGCGTGGCGACATGAAATCCCGCGCCGACTACATGTGGAAGCGCTTTCAAATGGGCTCGCTGTCGCCTAATGACATTCGCGACTTTGAAGACGAAAACCCAATCGATAACGGCGACACCTACTGGGTGCCAGCCAACATGATAGACCCTAAAGACAACACCGAAATGCAACAAACCGGCGACCAAAACAGCAGCACAGGTGACGACAATGCTTAAGCAAAAACTCCACGCGCCACTTCGCATCAAAGAAGTCAGCAATAGCGGTGAATTCTCAGGCTACGGCTCAGTCTTCGGCACCACCGACAGCTATGGTGACGTTGTTGTTAAAGGCGCGTTCACTCAGTCGCTGGCTGACTGGGCCGGCAAGGGGCGCATGCCATCGCTGTTATGGCAGCACGACACCAAAGAGCCTATCGGCGTCTATAGCAAAATGGAAGAAGACGACGAAGGCCTTTACGTTGAGGGCCGTTTACTTATTGACGACGACCCACTCGCCAAGCGTGCCCATGCCCACCTAAAAGCGGGCAGCCTGTCGGGCATGTCAATCGGCTACTCCCTGCCCAGTGACGGCTGGCATTACGACAAAGAAAAAGACGTTTTTGTCCTATCAAAAATAGACCTCTGGGAAGTCTCCCTCGTTACTTTCCCCGCCAACGACGAAGCCAGAGTGGCGCAAGTTAAATCAATGCTTACCCACGGTGACACACCGAATATCAGACAAGTCGAGCACTGCCTACGTGACGTAGGTTTTAGCGCCCGGCAAGCCAAGGCGTTTATTGCCGACGGCTACAGCGGCATTGGCCTTCGTGACGAAGGCGGCGACGCGGAGTTAATTAAATCCATAAATGAATTAACCCAATCAATGAGACCACAAACATGAATGAATTAAAGAAAACCATTGACGAGCTAGCCTCTGTCTTCCACGAATTTAAAAAAACCAACGAAACCCGGCTTAAGGCAGTTGAAGATGGCGGCGCCGTCGGTGACCTCGACGGCAAGTTGGCCGCTATCAACGAAAGAATGTCTGAATTAACAGACGTTAAAACCAAGCTCGACGCGCTTGAAACAAAAAGCAATCGTATCCCCGGCGGTGGCCAGGAAGACGGCGAAAAAGCCGCCGATATCGCTGCCCACGTTAAAGGCTTTAACCAGTACTTCCGTAAGGGAGAAATTGGCGACCTGCGCGAACTGCAGCAAAAAGCCCTGTCTGTGGGCGTTGATGCCAGCGGCGGCTACACCGTACACGCTGAAATCGAGAAAGGCATCGACCGCGTTATGGCCGACTTCGGCGCAATGCGCAGCCTTTCCACTGTTATGCCTATCGGCACCGACGAATATAAGCGCTATGTCAGCCAGGGCGGCGCAGCATCGGGCTGGGTGGGGGAGACAGAGGCCCGGACAGAAACAGGTACACCGACTCTTGAAGAGCTTGTCTTCAATGCCAAGGAGATTTATGCAGAGCCGCGCACCACTCAAAGACTGCTCGATGTAAGCATTGAAGATATCGGTGGTTGGTTGGCAGAAGAAGTGGGTATCGAGTTTGCCGAGCAAGAAGGGGATAAATTCCTCACTGGGGACGGTGTTAAGCAGCCTAAAGGCCTGCTTACTTACCCTACGGTGGCCAACGCAAACTGGACGTGGGGCAATATTGGTGTAATCAACTCAGGTGCGGCTGGTAACTTTGTGGCGGCGCCTAATGGCGGTGATTCCCTGGTTGATTTGGTTCACAGTTTAAAGCGTGGTTATCGTGCCAATGCCGGTTTCTTAATGAACGACCTCACTCTGGCGGCGGTTCGCAAGTTAAAAGACTCTGATGGCAACTATCTCTGGCGTCCAGGTCTTGAGGCAGGGCAAGCAGAGACCTTGCTTGGCAAGCCAGTTGAGATTGACGACTTTATGCCCGACATAGCTGCCGACAGCCTATCGATAGCCTTCGGTGACTTTAAGCGTGCCTATCGCATTGTTGACCTCGTTGGTATTCGAGTGCTGCGCGACGACATTACTGAGAAAGGCTTTGTTAAGTTCTACACCACCAAGCGTGTAGGTGGCGGCATTAACCACTACGAAGCCGTCAAGTTCATGAAGTTCGCTGTTTAATCGAAGGCTTTTAACGTTAAAGCTAAAGTCTAAAAAAGCCGCCATAGTCATAATTATGGCGGCTTTTTCTATTCAGGTTGAAAAAAAATGAAAGCACCAAAAGGTTTTAAATATTCACCCAATGGTTACCACGTTGTTGTTGTTGCCGAAGGTGAAGAGATGTGCGAGGCGGCCATTAAAGCCGCGATTGATCTTAAAATCACGACAAAATCAGCTGTCACCAAAGCGAATAAATTAAAAGACGCCGAAGCCAAAGCCGCCCAAGAAGCTGCCGACGCCGAAGCCAAAGCCGCCCAAGAAGCTGCCGACGCCGATGCCGAAGGCACTTCCAGCGACGACGAAGCCAGCGGCGACTAAATGCCCCACATCCCCGTACACACAGCGCTGCTAACACCGGCGCCATTTGCCCCGGTTAGCGTTGCCGACCTGCAAAGCCACACAGTGGTAGAGCATAACGACGATGACGACCTGCTGGCCATTTATATTGACGCCGCCACCGCGCAAGTGCAGGCCGACACTGGCCGTGCCATCGTCAAACAGCAGTGGCAGGCATCGTTAGAGTGCTTCCCGGCGGTCATTTACCTGCCAAAACCGCCATTATTAGCGGTCGAAAGCATTAAATATTTCGACACCGACGGCGTTGAACAAACCCTCGACCCCGTCGACTATCAAGTGTCGACCATTGGCATTGTGGGCCGCATTGCCCCCGCGCCCGGCCTTAGCTGGCCCAGCGTGCAAGCGGGCCGTTTTAACGGTGTAAACGTGGTTTATCAGGCCGGCGACGTCGATGTTGTTGGCGGTGTCGCCCAAAGTGAGGCACCCGCGCAACTGCGCCAGGCTATTTACGTGCTGGCCGCGCATTTTTACGAAAACCGCGAAGCCACTGCGCCCGGCAATATTAATGAAACCCCAATGGCCTACCAAATGCTCGTCGACAGCCTCGCGGTTAGCGCCCTGTGAAGGCAGGCAAGCTGCGCTATGTGGCCGAGCTACTCAAACCCTCGACCACAGGCGATGCCTACAACAGCGGCCTGGGTTTTGACAGTGTTGGCACCGCTCGGGTTTATCTTGCCCCTTTAAACGGCAGCGAAATACACAGCGCCCACCAAACGCAAGGCAAATTAGTCGCCCGCGTGTGGATGCGCTACCGCGCAGATGTTAAAGCCAGTTGGCGCATGGTTATCGACGGCAACACCTGGGAGATAGCCAGCCCACCAATGGACAAAAAAGGCCATAGAACCCAGCTCGAAATGCTCGTTTTTTTAATTGACGGTTAACGCGGGCAAAAACATAAATGATTGATTTTGAATTCTCCCCCTCTGTTGCTCACATGCTTAAAGAGCTTGAAGCTATGGAGTCAGGCCTGGGCAAAAAAGCCCAGCATCAGGCCCTTGTATTTGCAGCATCGCCTGTAAAAAAGGCCGTTAAACGCCAGGCCCCGGTAAAAACCGGCGCACTGAAAAAATCCATAGGCCACCGCAAATTCAGGCCCACTGAGCGGGCTAGGCTCGGCATTAATACCGACGATGCAGCCATTTACATCGGCCCCAAAAACAAACAGCAATACAAAGCCAACTGGCTAGAAAATACCGGCGCAAAAGCTCATAAAATCAAACCTGAACGCGAAAGCGGCCATAAATATCTGCGCTTTTACGGCACCTTTGCGAAAAAAGTGAATCACCCTGGCATGAAAGCCAGGCCATTTATTAGCGCAGGGTGGGAGCAAACCGACGAGGTTTTTCAAACCCGTTTTTTTAATAAAGTGCAAACCTTCTTAGAGAAAGCCAGTGCAAAACCTGCTTGACCAAATAACCAACAACACCGCCGGCTTTAATGTCGTCGCCGAGGCCCCCAGCAGCGAATCGCTGGCCACCGTCGACGCCGCCGCAGCCAGTGCCGAGCTGCACGCGCTGCTCGAATTAACCGGCGCTCGCGCTTACGCCCTCGATGCGCAAGCGGGCAACACACCGCCCGACGCTATTTATCAAGTGGTGGGGGCCAACCCCGTCACCATTGGCTCGGCTCGCATTGCCACACAAGTCACGTTCGACGTCACTCTGCGCGAAACCAGCTACAGCGCATTGCTGGCACTGCTAACCGCTACCGAAGCACAAGTGCAAGCCGCCGCTGGCGCCATTTCAATCACTGGTGCCGCCGCTGCGTTTGACGAAAAAACAGGTCTGCACATGTTCGGCCTTGAGCTGCAATACATCGTGCCAGCCGTGGCCGGTGTGGGTAGTGACTACCCAGCCGTGCTGGTCGATTTAGCCAGCGTGTCAGCCGCTGATTCGACCTACGACAACACGGTAAAACAGCGGGTAACCCGAAATTACGGCCTAACTATTTTATCGGCCAGCAACAACATCGCGGCCCTGCGTATTGAGCTGCAAGCCGCGCTACTAGGTTGGCAAGAACAGCCCACCTATTTTGAAATGCAATATTCAAGTGGCGCCGCCATCGATATCGGCGGCGGACTTTACGCCTGGCGCGAACAGTACCAAGACAGCTTATTTATAGCCCAGCAATAACCCCGCAACAACCCAACAAACAAAGAGGCACCACCATGGCCAACTCAGGCGGCAGCTACACGGCTGACAAAAAAGGCGAAAAACCCAAATTAGTTCACTGCACGCAAGAACCAGCGCGTGACAAAAATGGCAAGCGTTTACCCACCCAGCCCCCTGCTAATAAAGCGCAGGCTGCACCCGCAAACAAACAAGAGGTCGCTGACTAATGTTTTTCAGTAAAAAAAACATTCTTGTAAAAATCGAAAGCACCTACGGTGTTGACTCCACTCCAGATGGCTCTAACGCCATCGAAACTAAAAACCTGCAAATAAGCCCGCAGCAGGGCACTCGGGTGAGCCGCGATCTTGATCGCCCTACCTTGGGCAACGATGCGGAAATCCCCACTAGCCTCTATACCATGCTGAGTTTTGATGTCGAGTTGGCGGGGGCCGGTGCTGCCGGTGATGCCCCTGGCTTTGGCCCGCTGCTACGGGCATGCGGTTTTGCCGAAACATTAGTGGCCCTTACCAGCGCTACCTACGCGCCAGTGTCGTCTAATTATGAGAGTATCGTTATTTATTACATTCATGATGGCGAACTCCACAAGCTTACCGGCTCGCGGGGCAGTGTGTCGTTTAATCTCAGCAAAGACAGCATCCCGGTTATGACGTTTAATTTTACCGGGCTGCATAATGACCCCACAGCCGCCGTTGCGGTTACCCCGGACACGTCCGCGTTCCAAGTCCCCCTGCCGGTAACTAAGGCGAATACGCCAACGTACACGGTCGACAGCTTCGCGGTAAAGGCTGAGGCGTTTAGTTTAGATATGGCCTGGAACGTTGCTTATCGCAATGTCGTGAATTCTGAGAGCGTAATCATTTCTGACCGCGCCCCTGCTGGCAGTCTCGTGTTTGAGCAAGAAGAAATTGCCACGAAAAACTTCTGGACGCTATCAAAAGGCGTCAGCCTCATTCCTATCAATATCGTTCACGGCACCACTGCGGGCAATATCGTGCAGATTACGGGTAGCAAAGTGCAGCTATCACAGCCTAGCTTGAGCGACTCAGACAAGCTCAGCGTAATGAATATGAAAACCCTGTGGACACCCACCGACTCCGGTGACGACGAAGTAAGCATCGTTTTCACCTAAACAGTTCTGGCGGCGCAACACTGTAGTGCAACACTGCGCCGGGAGTCCGCCCCGGCGTGGTGGCCAGATTCATTAGCGGACATTCATTTTTTTATTCATTATTTAAGCGGACAAATTATGCCTTTAAGTACGTCGCCAACAACAAGTGTTACCCGGTCATTAACTATTGATGAGCCTACCGCAACAGGGTTTCGGAAAACAAAATTTAGAGCTGTTATTCGCAAAATACACGGTGACGAGCACCTTGAGTTTGCAAAACGGCAATTTGATTTGTCAGCAAGGAATGCGCAGATAAAATCAAAAGAAGAGGCCAAGCAAGTTATTACCGCCGAGGAAATGGATGAGTTTTATGCGTTAGTGGATTCTGATGCAGAGGTGGTAATGGACTACGTTGAAGACATTCTTGATATCGTTGGTCCTGACGGGGAAAAAGTAGAATGTACGCCGGAGCTGATTAAAATGTATTCGGGGATATCTTATATTGCGAAGCCTTTGGCGCTCGAATGCCTCGCTGTGCAGAATGACAGCCCTGCTACTAACGGCACAATAAAAAACTAATAGAGGCTGGTCGCACCTGGGCTTATGTTAAGCCCGGTGATGACGGAACGGCAGAAGATAGAAAATATATAAAACTGCCTCCCGCACCTGCCCCCGACCAGCCAGAAACCTTTTATTTAGACCATGCAAACCTCACTGCCTGGCAGGCATTTACCGCCTGCGCTACCCAGTGGCGGCTAATGCCTATGGGCGGTATTCAAGGCATTGACTACGGCGCGCTGCAAAGTGTGCTGGCCATGCAGGGAGTTGAAAACACCAGCGAAACCTTTGAAAAAGTGCGTTTTATTGAACAAGGCGCACTCGCACAAATGGCTGAACAAGCCGCGCTTGAAAAACTAAAAACCCCTTAATTCATCGCTTAATCTGGCTTTTTTACTATGGCAAAAACCATAAAAACCGGCTTAATAATTACCGGCGATGCGAAAGGTGGCGTCTCGGCTTTAAAGCTGACTGACGAGCAATTAAAAGGCCTTAATAGCACCCAGAAAAAAGCAGCCCAGCACAATAAAGATGCCGGCGTCAGTTTTGGTGATGCCACTAAAAAAGCCGCTGCCTATGGTGCCGCCGCTGCGTTGGCCGCCGGTGCGGGTGTTGCGTTGCTGGTCAAGCAGCAACTGGCATCTATCGACAGCACCGCCAAAATCAGCGACAAGCTGGGCATTGCGACCGAAAACCTCACCGCCATGCGCATACAGGCCGAGCTTAGCGGTGTTGCCACTGAGACCCTCGACATGGGTCTGCAGCGCATGGTGCGTCGTGTGGGCGAAGCTGCCCAGGGCACGGGCGAAGCAAAAGACGCCCTTAAAGAATTAAATATAAATGCCGTTGAGCTGGCCAAGCTGTCGCCCGACAAGCAGTTTGCAGCCATTGGCGATGCCATGGGTGGTGTGGGTAATCAGGCCGACCGTGTGCGCCTGGCGTTTAAATTGTTCGACTCCGGCGGTGTGGCCCTGCTTAACACCCTTAAAGGTGGCAGTGCTGCTGCATTAGAAGCCGCCGCGTTCACCGAGCAGTGGGGCCTGGCTATTAACCGGGTTGACTCGGCAAAAGTCGAAATGGCGAACGACGCCATAGGCAAGGTGGCGATGGCTAGCGAAGGGCTGTGGAAGCAGCTGGCCGTTGGTGTTGCTCCCGCGCTGATTGCAGTGTCGGAAGGTATTCTCGGTGTTAGCCGCGAGCTTGGCAGTGCCGAGGAGCAGGCTGATTCAATGGTTGACGGCTTTGTTTCTGCTGTTGGCTTTGTCGGTGATTCGGTGCGAGTGCTTGAGTTGATCTGGTCGGGATATACCCGGTTATTGTCAGAAGGTATTAGTCGGTTATTTACAGAAATCGCATCGCTCGATAAATCGCTAACAATTGTGCTTAATAAGCTGCCCGGTTTTATGGGTGGTGGTGGTTTTGAGCAAAACGAATTTTTGCAGCGCACAGCTCAAATGTACAGGGACGCAGCAGAGGTGGCCGCAAAAGGCTTTGTAGAGCTGTCCAATAAAGCCCTGCCTTCGGCATTATTAAAAAAGCGTTTTAAAGAAATAGAAAAAGAAGTTCAAAAAACCGCTGAAACTATTGCCGCGCAGGCGAATGTATCGACTGAATTAGTTAATGAAAATATTAATTCACTGCCCGTTGAACTAGAAACATCCACCGCCAAAATGGTGGCCACAGTGCAACGCGATGCCCCCAAAGCCGCCAACGTTTACGTCAGCGCCTGGGACAAAGCCGTTGAGCGTGTAGACGCCACTTTTGCCGACGCCTGGACTGGCGCTTACGACGGTTTCAAAAGCTTTGGCGACAATATAGTCGGCAGCTTTAAAACCATGCTGGCAGAAATGGCCCATCTTGCCATCACTAAGCCAATCATTATCGGTTTGGGTATGGGGGGTAGTGGTACTGCATCGGCAAGTAGTGGTTTTGGCCAGTTATTAAGTGGCGGTGGTGGCGGTGGTGGTGGGTTTTCTATCACTGATATTATTAGCAATGCAAGGTCGTTTTTTAATTTAAATGGCGCTATTAATGGTGCTATTGACGGCGTAGTTAACGGCCTGTTCAATGCCGGCTTTCAGGATGCCGCGATAGGTGTTGGTAATGTTTCACAAGGCGTAACCGGCGCAAGTGGTGGGGTTGGTGGTGCTGGTGGTGGTATTGCTACAACGGCGGTGGCGGGGTTCGCGGGCAGTTATGCGGGCACGGCTGTCGGTGAAGGCTTGTTTGGCAAGCAGGCTAATTCCAGTATAGGGGCAACAGCAGGCAGCACTATTGGGGCTGTGGTTGGCTCTTATGTGCCTTACATTGGCACGGCACTGGGTACGGCTGTTGGTGGTTTTATTGGCGGCCTGGCTGACGCAGCCTTTGGTGGCGATGGTAAAAAACGCGCCGCGTTAGGTGTGCGCACAAGGGCCGGCTTGGCAGCTGGTGGCCAGCCGCAGGCACAAGGTGCCTCTGGCTTGCTGTACACAGGTTATACAAAGCGTGCCGGCGCAGGTGCGGGTGAAACCGCGCAACAGATGATAGACCAGTTCGTCGCGCTTGATGCGGTACTCACGCAGGGCGTGCGCGGTCTTGGCGGCACGGTTGACCTTGCGGGTAAGTCATTAACAGGTAAGGCCCATCAGGCGGGTAAAAGTGGCGGTGACTTCTTTGGCGCCGCTGCGTTTAATAGCTTGTCGGGTGCCGATGTTAAAGGTGCCGCCGATGTGTTTGTATTTGCCTGGCTCGATGCTGTAAAAAACACCTTGCCTGCTAGAACAAGAAACATATTAAGTGCGGTTGATAAAGACGCGGCCTCGTTGGTTGGCACAGTGCAATCGCTGGGCAATATATTTGGCGCCATGAAAGTGTCGGCGGGTGATTTGTTCACCGTTGCCGACGAGCTGGCGAATAAAACGGCTGTTTCGTTATTTGACAGCTATGAGCTGCAAACAAATAGCACGATCAGTTTGGCGCAAGCCTACGACGGGTCGCTTTCGTCGCTGCAGGCCTATGAGCGGGCCATGTTGCAACAGCGCGACACCACGTTTTTAGTAGCACAGCAAATTAAAAACACGCAGGCATCACTTGCTGATAGTTTTTCAGAGATTAAAAACAGCATTTCTGACGCGCTATTGTCGCCCGAGCAATTGTACAACACCCGCCGGGGCCGCATTGGTGAGCTAACCAACGACCTTAAAACTGAACTAGACCCCGCCGCCATTCAGCGCCTTGCGCTTGATATTGGCAGCCTCACAAAAACCACGTTTAACTCTATCGACAGCAGCCAGCGTGCAGCGTCGGGCACTGATTTCGTCGGCTTTATTGAGCAAATTGATATTCTCGCACGCCAGCGGCTCGACGCATCGGCGGCGCATGTGCAAGAGGGCGTTGACGTGGCCGATGCGGTATTTAACACAAGTGCTGACAGCATGGTGAGTGCCGCTATGACCCAGCAGCAAGCCGCTGCAAATTTTAACGCCGGTGTTGAATCGTTTATATCAGCCCTTAATCACTGGATGATCAACAGCAGTGTCGGTGAAATAAACGCATGAGAACGTTTAGCCCAAACACCGAAGCCGAAATCACAAACACTGTTACCCGGCCCTTATTTATTATTGCCCTGGGTTTTGCGACTGTGCGACGCCTGTCGAGCCGTGAAGACGTGGTTTATGACGGCAACACGTATTTATCAGAAACCGTCGACCTGCGTTTAAACAGTAATTTACTGCGCTTTTATAACGAGGGTTTGAGTTTTTCATCGGTATTTTTAAGCGAAAAAACAGCCGGCATTAGCTGCACTATTTGGCAGCTTTATGGTGACGCGCCGTTTTCAGCCGGTGATGCCGATATTGTTTTCGATGGCGAACTGGGCGCTGCCACCGTAGGTGAATGGATTGGCGTGGCCCTACGTAAAACGCCATCAATACTGGTGCCAAGGCTGTACGCAAGCGAGCCAACACTAAACCATATTCCACCCGACGGGTTAGAAATAGCCACGCCCTACGGCCTTTATAAAATGGAGCGCAATTAATGGCCGCTTATCCATCGGTGCCCATGCTCACAGTCGTTGAGGCCCGTGCGTCGTTAAAAATAGATGCTGCAGTATCGGGTGCCGTGCGCGGTATTGACCTTAGCGCAGAAGATATTTTTGATATTGAGGTTACTCACTCGCTGTTAACAGAGGCCGAGCGTGACACCGTTATTAATTTTTATATTGCCAACAAGTCACTTGTCGTGGCGCTAACCGCTGGCGATGGCAACACCTATGACGTGCTGTTTTCAGCGCGCCCCAGCGTGTCAGTGGTTACCCCTATTCGCTTTACCGTTGTTGCCAACATGGTGGGCAATAAACAATGACCACCATTCCACAGTGGGTATCTATTGGTGCTGTTACTCCAGCAGGCACGGCAAATATCCAGGCCACCGCAAAAGAATTGCGAGCCACCATCGTGGCAGGCGAAGCGCCAATACCTGTTGTGTATGGCGAGGTGCAAATAGGCGGGCAGGTATTTGCTACCACGTTTGCCGGTGGGTTTTGGTATTTAGGTGTTTTATTTTGTGTTGGTGAAGTTGAAGCGGTTGACGCTATTTATTTAAACGGCGCGGCCCCTGTAAGCGGTGTCACAGTAAACACCTACACCGGCACCACCGGGCAAACGGCAGACGCGCTGCTTAGCGCGGCCATTAGTGGTTATGCTGACACACTGGTTATTAGCCACCCGGCCGGTGATGTGGGTATTTGTTATGCAGTCATTAAATACACCGATGCGCATTACAGTGGCCTGCCCAGTATGGTGGCCAAGATTCGCGGGCGTAAGGTTTATAATACAGCAACAACGCTGACCGCTTACACCGCAAACCCTGCGTTGTGTTTGCGTGATTTTATTAGCAATGCAGCTTTCGGCATGGGCGAGACGGTAGATGATGCAAGCGCTACCATTGTGGCCAGTGCTTGCGATGCGGTGGTGGTAGCGAATGCCAGGCGCACAATTGGCCTGGCAATTACATCCGCAAAAGACCCACAAAAATGGGGCGATATTCTCGCCATGTACGCGGGGGCCTGGGTGTTTAAATCAAGTGACAAGTGGGCTTTTATTGCCGACCGTCCGGCATCGTCAGTCGCCACTTTTACCGACGCCAATATAGTTGCCGACACCTTTAAAATAGCCATTGCCGACAGCGCTCAGGCGCCCACGGTTATCGAGGTTGCCTACATAGATAAAACTGACCTGCAGTGGCGCGAGCGCACAGCGCCTGCAGAGCTGCCCGGCGTAAGCACTGGCGCAACACCCCGGCGTGTCTCTCGCGTTAATATGCTAGGCGTTAATCGCTACGAGCAGGCCAAGCGCGAAGCACAGGAAAGGCTTAACAAGTTACAGCAAACCGTATCGATTGCCTTTACCGCGTTTGATAATCACATAGGCGTAGAGATTGGCGACGTGATTACCGTCACCCACAGTTACGGCATATCGGCTCAAGAATTTAGAGTAAAGAAACAACCCAAACTGGTAAGCCCTGGCCGCGTTGCTATTGAAGCTGTGTGGTATGACGCTGCTGACTATAACGACACTGAAACCGCAGCGCCAACTTATGGTGACAGTGCTGACAGGCTGGGTGTTGAGCCAACCAGTGACGAGCTAACCGGCGCAGGCGACTGGCCAGACGTAACCAATAAGCCCGATTTTGGCGACCTGTCGTTACTCGACTTGATTGACACGGATGAAGTGGTTGCCAACGCGATTACCGGCCACGTTATATCGGAGGAGACTACTGATCAGACGGTAGTTCCTCGGCGTCCAACGGGTACAGTGGTACCAAGTTTAGATATTAGCATCGCGTCGGTTGTTCACACCTTGGCGAATGTTGCTATAGCCGGCCCTGGCGATGTTGTTGACGTGACGTTTGATGTTCGGCTTAGCATGACGAACTATTATACGAATTTAGTTTATAACTCTATAAAGTACAACAATTCAATGTATTTTGCTGTAAGGCGCGGCATATCTGGGCCTGTTGTTCATAGAGAGATACTTAATGTGAGAACGCCGACCGGATCGAATGTGTACACAAATGGAAATCTTTTTGTTCCGGCTATTGGTGTTGTCGATACGGGAGTGGCTGCCGGGGCGTATACCTATTACCTTTACATTCAACCTATTGACATGGTTTATCAGATTTACTCAGGGCAAGCAATGATCACAAAAGTAACCAACTCCACCGGTCGCGCAGTGGTTTATAAAAAATGAAGTGTTTTTTACGCTTTGATGCCGACGGCAGAATAATTGGCAAGCAGCGGCGCACGGGCGACCAGTTGCCAGCTATTGAGCTTGACGAGCAAGGCGCGGCGTTGCCTTACCCTGACTTTATTGGCGAAGAGATTACCGCCCCCGATTTTATTAAATACCAGGACCATGACCGCTGGTGGCGTGATGCGGGTGAAATTAAGCCTCGCACAAAAATAGCCATACCATTGCCAGCCCGCCAGCGCCTTGCTGCCCAGCCCGCTATTTTATGGGAGCGAGTGCCTGGTGACGCAGGTGCGGCAGGATGGCAGCCCGGCGCCGTGGTTAGTGTTGATGCTATTGTTTCTATCAAGCCGTATTTGGCCTACCAGTGCAAAAAGGCGGGTGTTACCGGGCTTGTGCCGCCAGAGTGGGGCGCCGACACTGTATGGGAGCCTATGCCCGCCGTAAAGTGGGCGCGCACAAGAAGGGCTGTGGCCGGTGGCGAGCAAGGCTGGCAGGCGTATTCTATTTACGCGGC